GAGGTAGTAGTTGAACCCCCAAAACGTTTTAACATATATGGGGATTACTAGAATATTGCAATATTTATCACCATATACAACATTATAAAATGAAATTAACCGACCTTTTAAAAGAAATAGAAGATGAGCAAGGTGGAGAGCAAAAATCTATTCGAACTCAATACGATCTTGCAATCCAACCCGAATCTATCAAAGATGCTCTTCAAGCGTTGACTAACATAGATAACTACGGAATCTACGCACAAAATATGCGTAAACCTGAAATGATCAAAAAAGTATTTGGTCCATCTATCCCTGCTCAAAAAACAAACGCTGCTAAAAAAGATTGGGATGAAAGATCTGAAGCTGAAAAAGATATTAAAATAGCAGATATAAAAAATCGTGTTCCTGAAGAATGGTCAATTGCTGTTGAAAAAAATACTTCAAAATATGAAGATTGGAAAAATGATGGAAATGAAGGGGATTTTGAGGATTGGTTAAAATCATTAGATGGAAAACTACTCCCAATAGAATTTTATGGACGTTATGGTAAAAATTACTTCCCAATAAAAACCCCTGACAACCTTAAAAAATATTCAGGAATAATGGAACCAGAAACTCACTACTATGTTAAAGATAATTTAGTAGTTTTTCCTCAAGAATCTTCTCCTTTCAACTCTAAACCATATCTTAAGAAAGTACTAAAGACTATAATGGATAATGCAGGTTTAGGATATAAATTTGCAGATGTAGAAAGAGAAGGAGCAGAAGATGATACTCCTGTAGTTTCAACTAGACCAGAAAAACCAACAGTTCCACCACTTTCAACAACAGTTAATACAGCAGATCAAGCAGATAAACTTCGTAAAATGTTTCAAAAACGTTTAGGAGATGTTCCTGGAGCAAAATATGAAGTCGAATCAACAGGAACAGGAGCAGAAAGAAAATATAAATTAGTTGTAACAGGAATCTCAGCTGATCAGAGAGCTAAACTTCAACCGTTAGCTTTTGATTTTAAACAAAACCTTAAAGAATCACTAGATTTTGAACGTAGACAAATGCTTGTTAGAGCAGGAATCATAAAATAACAATATTTATAATAAAAAATATGTCAACAGAAAAAGAAAGATGGGCTAAACTAGCAGGCCTACCAGAATCTACAAATAAACAACAACTAGACGAAAACTTCGTTGGTATGGGAATGGTTGGAAACATTTTCGATCGTGAAAAAGAAAAGTATGAAGATGCGTTCGAACATTTTCTATCTGAAATGTACGGAAAAGAAGAAAAAGTAGAGGAAGAACTTGCCACATCACAACAGTTAGATTTATATTCTTTAAAATCTAATATAATTAGAGTTACTCCAAGTTTTAAAAATAAAGAAGAATTAAAAAAACACCTACTTGGTTTAGTAGATGGACTTGATGAGGATGATTTTGATATGGAAATTGAGGTAGATTTATTCGATAAGAGGTAATAGATTTTTTTAAATAAAATTTTATAAAAAAGCTTGTCTATCGACAGGCTTTTTTTTATCTTTATATAAAATAAGTTACATGAAAGAAAATACACTCTTTGTAGAACATTATAGACCAAAAACCTTAAAGGAATATGTTGGAAATGAACAAATTAAAAAGACTATCCAACAATATTTAGATCAAAATGATATTCAAAACTTTTGTTTTTACGGCACCGCTGGAACAGGAAAAACTACATTAGCTAAAATTATAGTTAAAAATTTAGATTGTGACTACCTCTATATAAATGCGAGTGATGAGCGTGGGATTGACACTATCCGAGAAAAAGTAACAGGTTTTGCATCCACAGCATCTTTCAAATCTCTAAAAGTGGTAATATTGGATGAAGCAGATTATCTTACCATCAACGCCCAAGCTTCATTAAGAAATGTAATAGAGACTTTCTCACGCACCACTCGCTTTATTTTAACCTGCAACTACATTGAAAGAATCATTGATCCAATCCAATCTAGATGCCAGGTTTTAAAAGTAATGCCACCCTCTAAAAAAGAGATAGCCCACCATTTAGTTGGAATCCTTGACCAAGAAAATACAGCATATGAAATAACAGATCTAGGAAACATTGTAAACCAATTCTATCCTGATCTACGTAAGATGCTCAACACAATCCAACTTTCAATTGTAGATAATCATTTGAAAGTAGATAGAACAGTTGTAGTATCTTCTAACTATATGAATTCTATCTTAAAAGAATTAAAACAGTCTAAACCTAATTGGAGAACCCTTAGACAAATCATATTAAATTCAGGAGTTAAAGATTTTGAAGAACTTTATAGATTTCTTTTTGAACACATTTCCAAATACGCCCCAGGAAAAGAAGGTACTATTTCAGTTATCTTAAATGAACATCTATACCAAGCAAATTTTAGAATAGATAAAGAAATAAACATAGCATCGTGTTTAAGTAAAATAGTAGATGCAATTAAACCACAAGTAATATAAAAACAAACACAAAATCATGATGGAAAATCAACAACCACAATTAAACATTGACTTAGAAAACACAACCTCAGTAAAGGGATTTGATGGTGGAATCTTATTTGGTCAAGCAGTTTTGCTTAGAAAAGTATCTAAATTTGTAGTAGGAGGATCAGAAGACGCTCTTCTTCCAATCCCTGTATTTTACGATTTGGACACAAAGAAAATCATTGTAGATTCATTACCTAAAGAACTTCGTGAAGAATACAAAGACTATGTCATCGAAGCATAATGTAAGAAATATATTTGATTGGTTAAACCATATAACCTATCTCAAGACTCCTTCCTCTGAATTTGAGGAGGAGGATTGGGATAAGTTTAACTCTTATATGGTTAATCGTTTTATTTCAATGGATGTTAATTTTATTGAATTAGTTAATTATGTACAAACCACTCCTTATGAAAATAAAGAACAACTTTATAACATTTATAAGGAATTTATACCTAAAAAGAAAATGTTTTTTAAGTATTTAAAATCTAAACACAAATCACCACCCCCTAAATTAATTGAGGCATTCAAGGAATATTTTGAATGTAGTTTAAGTGAAGCGGAATCTCATATTAAGATGTTAAAACCTAGAGATCATAAAATTATTTTATCTCATATGGGGTATGATAAAAAAGAAATTAAAAACATATTAAAATAAATGAACACTACAACTAAAATTTTCGAAGAAACTTATCCTGAACTAGCAAAAGAATTTAAAAAAATCCAACAAGAACAATACGAACTATTTTCAGAAAAAATGATGGATTATGGTTTAGGTAACATTGCTTTAGGATCTACACTTGAAGAAGAAGAAGATATTCAACTCTCACTAACTGGTATTTGGTTGCGTTGTAACGACAAAATAAACCGTCTAAAAAACATGTTAAAACGTAAAGGTAAAAACTATGTTGAAAATGAACCTATGGTAGATAGCTTTATAGATATCTCTAACTATGGAATTATAGCTCAACTAGTAATGAGAGGAAAATGGAAAAAATAAAACTACAAGGAGCATAAATTTTTGGATATGTATAACATATATTTCTAATATGAATTCAAAAGAACTCAAAAATATTATTCGTGAAGAACTTAAACAAGCCCTCAACGAAAAATATCAAGACCAGTATAAATTAAAAGGTCGTTTGATTACAAATATCAAAAACAGACCACAAAAAGAAATCTTATCTGATATCAGATCCATTATAGGTGTAACAGTTGTCTCAACAACAGAACTTGAAGACTATAGTGAACAAAACTTTGACCACTTCACAACTATCCTAAACCTAAAAATAGATGGATACCCATTTATAAAATCAGGTGGATTTTCAAGAGATAAAATCAAGGATATAGCAAATATGATCCGGAAAGTTCCTGATGTAGTTTCATTCAATTACAATCCCGAAGATGTTACTCCAATGTAAAAGTAGCTTGGCTTAGCCAAGCTTTTTTTGTATATTAAGGTTATGGATAAAAAGAAAAAGGTTCCACAGATTGTAAAAGATATAAGAAATTTCAAACCCCAAGAAATTAATTGGGCTACACAAAAAATTATATCTTATTCTCAACTCTCTATGTTTACAGAATGTCCTAAAAAATGGTCATTACAATATAGAGAAGGACATAAACAATTCACTTCAACTATCCATACAGTTTTTGGATCAGTACTTCACGAGGTACTTCAACATTATTTAGATGTAATGTATGAAAAAAGTGGAGCAGAAGCAGATCGTATAAATACTTATGATATGTTTGAAGAAAAGTTAAGAGAAGAATATACTACTCAATATAAAAAAAACAAAAACCAACATTTCTCTAACCCACAAGAGTTAAGACAATTTTTTGATGAGGGAATAGAGATAATAAGAGATTTTTCTAAAAATAAATCCAAATATTTTTCAAAAAGAGGATGGTGGCTTGTTGGATGTGAAGTTCCAATCCAGGTAATACCAAACCCACTTAAACCAAATGTAGTTTACAATGGGTTTTTGGATGTTGTAATGTATCATGAACCTACAGATACATTTAAAATCATAGACATAAAAACAAGTAGACAAGGATGGAACAATAAAGTTAAAAAAGACGAATTAAAACAATTTCAACTTATATTATATAAAAAGTTTTTTTCTGAATTATTTGGAGTCGATCCTAAAAAAATAGAAATAGAATATTTTATAGTTAAACGTCAACTATATGAACATGAAGACTTTGTTATTAAAAGAATCCAAACCTTCTCTCCACCATCTGGAAAAATTAAACAAAAAAGAGCTGGGGATGTTTTACAAACCTTCATTATAGAAGCATTTACTAAAGAAGGATATAAAGAAGTAGAACACCAACCAAAAGAAAATAACAATTGTAAATGGTGTCCTTTTTATAAAACTCATTTATGTTCTGCGACTTTTCAAAAATAGCGTATATTTATATATATAACAAATAAATATAAGTATATATGAGCGAAAATCAAAAATTAACAAGTGTTAAAATAGACGAAGATCTATTTAACGATTTTAAAGTAGAATGCATCAAACGGAAATTTAGTTTCCAAAAACTATCTGAACGTGTAATTGATCTCTATATGAAAGATGAAGAGTTTAGAAAAAAAATTCATAACCATAAACTCTAAACTTGGCAAACTAAAATTAGTTTTTTACATTACAAATAAAAGTTTTTAAATGAAAGAAAAATTCGGTTATTTACCTCAAAATGAGAGAAAAAAAATTCTCCTAATATGTGATGACATTAGAGTAACATCTGGTGTTGCAACTGTTGCAAGAGAAATCGTCATCAATACCGCACATCATTTTAATTGGGTTAATATTGCAGGTGCTGTTAACCACCCAGAAAAAGGAAAACGTTTTGATCTATCTGAGGATACAAACAAAAATGCTAATATAGATGATTCTTCTATTATTTCTTATCCGGTTGATGGGTATGGCACACCTGATCTCTTACGTCAATTTATCCAAATAGAAAAACCAGATGCTATCATGATCATTACAGATCCAAGATATTTTGAATGGTTATTCATGATGGAAGCTGAGATTAGAAAAGATATTCCTATTATTTATCTTAACATTTGGGATGATTTTCCAACTCCAATGTACAACAAACCATACTATGAGGCATGTGATGCGTTGTTAGCAATTTCAAAACAAACAAAACTTATCAATGAGTTAGTTTTAGGAGACAAATCAAAAGATAAAATCTTAGAATATGTTCCTCATGGACTAAATGAAACTCAATACTATCCTATTCCAGATACAGATCCTTCAATGGTTTCATTTAAAAAGAATATGTTTGGAGGAGATGAAAAAGATTTTGTACTATTCTTCAATTCAAGAAACATCCGAAGAAAACAAATCCCAGATACAATGCTTGCTTGGAGATATTTTTTAGATTCTTTACCAAAAGAAAAAGCAGAAAAATGTGCTTTTATTCTTCATACCGAAGTAGTAAGTGAACATGGAACAGATTTAGAAGCTGTTAGAAAAGTATTATTTAAAGACTACCCAAATGCTATTTACTTCTCTCAATCTAAACTTTCACAACAAGAACTAAATATGCTATATAATATAGCAGATGCACAAATTTTATTAACTTCAAATGAAGGTTGGGGTCTTACAATCACCGAAGCTATGTTAGCAGGTACGCCTATTATAGCAAACGTAACAGGGGGAATGCAAGATCAAATGAGATTTATAGATGAGGATGGCAATTGGTTTACTCCATCATCTGAAGTACCTTCAAACCATACTGGAAAATACAAAAAACATGGCAAATGGGCTTTCCCAGTATATCCAACTAACCGCTCATTACAAGGTTCACCTAAAACACCATATATTTGGGATGATAGATGTAGACCTGAAGATGCAACTGAACAAATTAAAAAGTTGTATGAAATGGGTAGAGAAAAACGTAAAGAGCTTGGTAAAGCAGGTCGAGAATGGGCTGTATCTGATGAAGCAGGATTCACAGGAAATCAGATGGGTCAACGTGTAATCAATGCATTAGATAAATTGTTTGATACTTGGACACCACGAACAAAATTTGAATTCATCAATACCAATAAGACCCAAGATGAATATATTTCACACGAATTATTATATTAAAAAATGAATAAACCAGTTTTTGTAATTAGTTGCCCTGTTAACACATACTCAGGGTACGGAAGTAGATCTAGAGATGTAGTTAAAGCACTCATTGAACTAGATAAATATGATGTTAAAGTTTTACCTCAACGATGGGGAAACACACCAATGGGATTTATCCAAGATAACCCAGAATGGGAATTTTTAAATAACCATATCTTACCATCACCTCAACTCCAACAACAACCTGAGGTTTGGTGCCAAATTACAGTACCAAATGAATTCCAACCCCTAGGAAAATATAACATTGGAATTACAGCAGGTATTGAAACTACTATTGCTCCCGCAGAATGGATTGAAGGTTGTCAAAGAATGAATTTAGTACTTGGATCTTCTAAACATACAATAGATGTTTTAAGAAACTCTAAGTTTGAAAAACGAGATCAAAGAACACAACAAGTTGTAGGTCATATTGAATGGACAGGAGATAGTGATATCCTATTTGAAGGAGTTGATACAGAAATCTATAAACCAGATAACTCACCTTGTATGGTAGATTTTAATGTTAAAGAAGATTTTGCATATCTTTTTGTAGGACATTGGATGCAAGGACAAATGGGTGAAGATAGAAAAAATGTTGGGTTGTTAATCAAAGCATTTTTTGAAACATTTAAAAATAAAACTAAAACACCTGCACTTATCTTAAAGACATCTACTGTCTCAACATCCTATATGGATCGTGATGAATTATTAAAGAGAATTAGAGCAATCAAATCAACCGTAAAAGCATATAAACTACCAAATGTTTATCTATTACATGGTGATTTCACAAATGAAGAAATGAATTCTATCTATAACCACTCCAAAGTAAAAGCTATGATTAACTTAACTAAAGGAGAAGGATTTGGTAGACCATTACTTGAGTTTAGTTTAACTAAAAAACCTATCATCACAACAAATTGGAGTGGCCATATTGATTTCCTAAACCCAGAATTCACAACCCTCCTCCCAGGTACTTTAACTAAAGTTCACCCAACAGCAGCAAATAATATGCTATTAAAGGAAGCAGAATGGTTTAGTGTAGATACAGGTCATGTAGGTCATTATTTAAGAGATGTTTATAAAAATTATAAAGATTATCTAAGTAAAAGTAAACGTCAAGCTCATCATTCAAAAACAAACTTCTCATTTGAAGCTATGAAAGAAAAATTAGATACCGTTTTAACTGAACGTGTACCTGAATTTCCAAAACAAGTTCAACTTCAATTACCTAAATTAAATTTACCAAAATTAAATAAGGTTCAATCCCCAAAACAACCTAAGTTAAAACTCCCGAAACTTAAAAAAATTGAACAGTAATGCAACACGACGAAATAATTAAATGCCCTAAATCAGGAGGGGATATATGTTACAAAATTCAAAATACCCCCGAAATTACAACCTACATGAGTTTATCATGTGGGTTTTGGACCAACAGCTTAATGAAAGAAGGAGAAGAATTCTATGAACAACAATTAGAAACTCTTCCTGAACTTTATAAAGACCTAACATGGAAAGATCCAGAAACAGAACTAATCTGGATACCTCAAACAGTAAATGTAGAGGGTAAAGGGATGGTATTCCCATATGGTTCAAATGGATCAAGTTGGAAATGGGCTTCTGTCAAATCCCGTCCTATAACAGAAGAAGAACAAACAAATTCAACTCTAAAAACATCTTTCAAAACAGATATGAACACTATGAAGTTGTTTGAAGAAAAAGAGTATGTAGCAGCTTTAGATTATATTGGAGCTTTAGAAGGATAAAAAAACGTTGGCCTCTTAAAGAGGCCTTCGTATATTTTATTAAATTAAAGTTATGAGAAGTAGGTATCCTGGTGATATTTTAAATTGGTTAAAGGATATAGTAGAATCTTGCGAAACTATTGAACAAACCTTTACAGCTTCTAAATGTTTAGATAATTTTAGAAGAAATAACGCAACACCAATAGAATATAAATGGAAAACAGATGCTTTAAGAAAAATATTACATCTCAAAAGACTAACCATTCGAAATAAAAACAGATCCTAACAAAACATGGAAATGAAAATATCATACGCGATTACAGTTTGTCATGAGTTTATAGAAATACAACGTCTTGTTCCTTTTCTATTACAAAACAAACGTCCTGAAGATGAAATATGTGTCTTACTAGATAAACCAAAAGCATCTGCAGAACTTTTGAATTTGCTTTACATTTGGTCATCTAAGGATTATATTACTCTAAAAGAAAGTACATTCCAAGGACACTTTGCAGATTGGAAAAATGAACTAAATAGAATGTGTACAGGAGATATAATTGTTAATATAGACGCTGATGAACTCCCATCTGAAAATCTGATAGAAGCCATCCCATATCTAATACAAGAAAACCCCAATACTGATGTAATGCTTGTACCTAGAATTAATACAGTAGAAGGTTTAACATCAGAGCATGTAGCAAAATGGGGATGGCAAGTAACACCTGAGGGTTGGGTTAATTGGCCTGATAGACAATGGAGAATATATAAGAACTCCCCAAATATTAAATGGGTGAATAAGGTTCATGAAAAGTTAGAAGGATTTAAAACATATACAGCACTACCTAGTGATCCAGTATTTGCTCTTTATCATCCTAAACATATAGATAGACAAGAAAAACAAAACGAGTTTTATGAAACAATATAAAGATGTCTAGAGATTTTACTCAAATTTATATATCCCCTATTTTAGAAGAATATTTTGGAGAAAACTTCAGAAATAAATGGAACCTATCTCCATATAATGATCCTAATAAACCCTCAGTTTTTTTAGGGTGGTACAATGATTTTGATTATAAAATAATACTTAATCATAAATCCCCAATGATTTTTATCTGGGGAGGTGGTGATATGACAGAAGATAAGATAAAATTTATTTCTAATCTCCCGAATTCATATCAGATAGGATATGGATGGCAAAAAAATAAATTTGAATTATTAGGAGTTAAATATAAAGAAATAATAATCCCTATAAAGGATTTCACTACTCTCCCACTTTCTCCTTTAGGAGAAAACATATATGTTTATAAAGGAATCCATGGTAACAGACCAGATTATTTTAAATGGAATTCAATAATTAATCCGTTAATTGAAGTTTTTGGGAAAGATAGAGTAATATATTCTGAATTTCAACCTATTGATCAATTAATAGAAAATTTTTATAAAGATTGTTTTATTTATGTTAAACCTAATGAAAAAGGTGGAAGTACTACTATGTGGGAATTAGGTTATATGGGGAGAAAAACAATAACATCTAACCAAGGAGATTTACCTAATATTTTAAATTATTCTACTCTTGATGATGTTATAAATCATATAGTAGAAGAATCTAAAAAAATAGGAACTTTACAACCTCAAATCAGAGAAGATCTCCATAATGTTTTTCTTAACACAGATGATTGGTTATATTTAAATTATTATGAATAATATACAAGTAGAAGAATTAATTCTTGGTAAAAATGTAAATATTTCCCCCTCGGCTATTATAAGAGGAATCAATGGTAAAGCCAAAAGAATAGAAATAGGAGATAATACTTACATTGGGGATAATGTTCAAATAATAGTTGATGAATTTAAAATAGGTGATTATAGTAAAATCCACCACCATACTAACTTCCATGGATATAAGCCCCTAACTATAGGTCATAATGCATGGATAGGGCAAGGTACTATTATAGACAGTATTGGGGGAGTTACCATAGGAGATAATTGTGGGATTGGTGCCTATTCTCAATTATGGAGTCATATTAGATATGGTGATCCCTTAAATGGATGTAACTATGAATCTAACAAACCACTTATAATAGGAAATGATGTATGGTTTGTTGGTCACTGTATAGTTTCTCCCATAACTGCTAAAGATAAATCTATGGCTCTAGTTGGAAGTGTTGTAACTAAAGACATGGAAGAAAATCACATATATGGGGGTTCTCCTGCTGAAGATTTAACTGATAAAATTCCACCACAATTCTCTCCAATTACCTTAGAAGAAAAAAGAAACATTATCTCGAAATATTCAATCCCTCCTTCTATAATGATAATAGAGGATATTTGTGAAATCAAAGAAGAAGATATATCTTACTTTAATATAAATGATAGAAAATATACTAAAAGAGGAACAAATGAAGAAGTTCAATTTATGAAAGTTCTCCAATCAAAGTTAATTAAATTCACTCCGTATGCCTATTAAAAAACATAACCCTTATAAAATAGTCCAAATGTTTGAAGAGGAGATAGCTGAATATACTGGTGCTCCATATGCTGTGTCTATAGATAGCTGTACCAATGCTTTATTTTTAATATGTAAATATTTAGAAGTTAAAGAAATAACCATCCCCTCCAAAACATACTTATCAGTTCCTATGAGTATTATACATGCTGGTGGGGAAGTAGTATTTGATAAATCACCCCAAACGAACCATTGGCAAGGAATCTACCAACTAAAACCCTATCCGGTATATGATGCTGCTAAAAGACTCACCTCAGGAATGTATATTCCTGGGAATTATATGGCCCTATCTTTCCATATTAAAAAACAATTAGGAATTGGTAAAGGTGGAATGATTTTAACTGATAATGAAGAAGCAGTTAAATGGTTTAAAAAAGCTAGATACGAAGGAAGAAGTGAAAAATATTATAAAGAGGATTCAATTGAACAGTTTGGATGGAACATGTATATGACTCCACAAGAAGCAGCCCAAGGATTATGCTTGATGCAAAATTACCCTGAACATAATAAAGATTTAGATGAATTAAATGGATATAGAGATCTAACAGAATTCCCTGTATTTAAAAATAATAAAATAATAAATGGATAAACTACTTATTTATATTGTTTCTTATCAAAGAAAGTCATATACCCAAGGCACTATTGAATCGTTAACAAAAGTTCTCCCTAAGAATTGTGAGATCATAGTTTGTGATAATGGATCTACAGATGGGACAAGAGAATGGTTAGAAGAAAACCAAGAAAAATATAATTTAGGATTATTATTTCCTGAAGAAAATCTTAGAGTAGGAGGAGCTTGGACTTTACTCACTAATTATTTTAAAGAGGATGATTTTGATTATATCCTTCTTTTAGATAATGATGGGTGGATCTTCCCCTCCCAAATAGATTGGTACTCTCAATGTATAGAACTATTCAATTCAGATAAAAACATAGGGTCTTTAGGATTACAATGTGAAAGAAAACCAGGATATTTTTCAATGGAAAAAACATTTGATCCTAATTTTAATAATAAAACTCCATTTAATAATTTTGAGATATACGATACAGTATTTTATGCTGCCTTTAGATTGGATAAATTTTCACTTTGGCATCAAACAATGAGTAATTGGCCTCATAAATTTATTGGTGATAAATTGGGAAGATACTATAATTCATTAGGACACAGAACAATCAAAACCACCCCAGGTTTTATAGTTGACATCTCAGAATATAATTTTGATAATAAAGAACATCAAGAATATAATATTGATTTTTATAAAAAAGAAAGAGATGATATTGAATATGAAAGAAGAATAAATATACATTCCTCTACTAATGATAACAAACAATATATTATAAATACTTTTGGCAAAGATTTTTTAGACTTAATTAAATAAATATAAAACATGATTAGAATATTTCAAAGGCATTGTAAATTCAGTGCAAATTCAGCTAATAAACAAAGGCCAGAATGGTTTGATAGAGAGAAGATATTTGATACTTTTCAAAAAACCTTCACGGATGATATTAAATACACAGCTTTTTATGATGTTGCTAGTGGGAAAGATCATTTCATCTTTAATAAAGGGGTTGACATTGTAGAAACCGATGCTGGGGGTGAAGCTAAGTCATTTACGAATCTTCTTAAGTATGTTGATACTCAAGAATATGATGATAATGATATTATTTATCTTGTAGAAGATGATTACATTCACCAAGAAGGATGGGTGGGAATCCTCCAAGAAGGAGTTGAAACTATAGGGGCAGATTATTTTACATTATATGATCATCCAGATAAATATTATTTACCAATGTATGAAAATTTACAAAGTAAAATAATAACAGCAGAATCTTCATATTGGAGAACAACACCCTCAACAACTTGTACTTTTGCTTGTAAATTCAAAACTTTAAAGAAATATATGGATGTTCATTTAGAATTCTGTAGTGGTGATTATACTCGAGACCATGATATGTTCCAACATTTATGGTCAATAGGTTCTAACTTAATATCATGTATGCCTGGAATGGCTTCTCATGTAGAAGATAATATGCTTTCATCATATGTAAATTGGGAAGATATATGCGAATAAAAATAATAGGAGCAGGGTTATTTGGGTGTTGTGTTGCTTATGAACTAAATAAAGCTGGTCATGATGTTACAATTATAGAACAGTTCTCTGATATAATGCAGAAAGCTTCTAAATGTAACCATAATAGACTCCATCTAGGATATCACTATCCTAGAAGTGTTGAAACCGCTCAACAAAGTTTAGATGGGTATGAGTCTTTTAAAGAACATTATAGTGAAGCTATATCTAAAGGATTCCCAAACTATTATATGGTTGCAAAAGATAGCAATGTTTCACCATCCCAATATATAAATTTCTGTGAAGAGGTGGGTATTGGAGTTGAAAAAGAATACCCAAAATCTGGATTGGTAAACCAAGATGAAATCGATCTCTCTTTAAAGGTAGATGAGTTAGTATTTGATTATGATATATTAAAATCTAGGGTGTTGGAAAATATTAAAGGTATTGATATAAAATTTAATACTAAGTTTGATGGTATTATAGATGATTGTGATTATTTAATAAATACAACATATTCTAATATAAATGATATTAATAAATTGTTAGGTGTTCCTGAGTTAAGTATTAAATTACAAGATGTAGTTGTCCCTATATTTAAAATGAAACATAAACCTTTTGGTTTAACTATAATGGATGGGAAATATGCTAGTGTGATGCCTAAAGGGAAAAATGAGAATGAGTTTTTATTATATAGTGTTGAACATTCATTAATTAAAGATGGTAACCTCGATATAAATAAAATATACAAAGAATCAGAAAAATACTACCCATTCCTTTCAGATGTTGAAAGAATTGGTTATTGGAGAACTACTAGAGCTCTCCCCATAAATGATAATGATGAGAGGTTATCAGAAATATTTACATATAAAGACCACCCTAAGATTATAAATATATTATCTGGTAAAGTTACAACATGCCATAAGGTGGGGATTGAATTAGTAAAAATGATATGAATGTAGGATTAATAGGAAAGGGGTATTGGGGTTCTATTCTTAAAAATAAATTAGAACAAGTATGCACCTTACATTTTATATGTGGGAGTAAAGATGAATACATTTCTAAATTAGATCAAGTTGATTGGGTATTTATAGCAACCCCTAATGACACCCATTATGATATAGTAAAAAGATGTATTGAATCTGGTGTGAATGTATTTTGTGAAAAACCCTTAACACCCTCATATTCTCAATCAAAATATCTATTTAAACTAGCTGATGAGTATAAGGTTAAGTTATATGTTGATGATGTATTTAATTATAGGGATGAGGTTGGAGATTTACATAAAACTCTTAATACTAAAGATGAAATAGAAGTTAAATGGAATAGTAAAAACAAGAAAAATAATTTTGATTTATTATATCATGACTTATACCTCCTATACCCTATATTAAAAAATAATCAAAATATTAATTGGCCTAACATTAATAACGTTAATTTTAATTATGAGATTGATAATAATGAACATATAGTTAGTAATATAGATTTCACTCATAAAGAAAATAGTAATGATGCTTTATTAGAAATGGTTAGTGAGGTGTTAAAAGATAATGTAGATTTCAAATATAATAAAATTATAACACTTTATTGTAATAAAATTTTAGATATAATTAAACAAAATAACAAATATGGAATATAACGAAAAATACAAATTTACAGAAACTTGGTTTGACATAGCAATACCAGGTTGGGAACAGTTACTCCCACCAATGAAGGGTGAAATAAAAAATGTTCTTGAAGTTGGATGTTACGAAGGAAGAGCAACAGTGTGGTTATGTGAAAATATACTTAATGATGATTCAATTGAGTATAACTACGACATAGTAGATACATTTGGAGGTTCATTAAACGAATCAGGTATGTCAGGTACTAAAGAAAGATTAGAAGAGGATAATTTCATTGAAAACAACTTCAACCATAACATATCATTCTTCCCAAATGTTAATTTTAATATAAACAAGGGATTCTCCCAAGAAATATTACCTAGGTGGGAGTGTGGTGAGAAATATGATTTAATTTATATAGATGCATCTCATAGAGCTGATGATACTTTAGTTGATGGTTATTATTCTCATAGAATGTTAAAAAAAGGAGGAATAATAATATTTGATGACTATGGATGGAAAGACCCAAATAACCTCCACATAATTAATTCCCCACAATTAGGTATAGATGTTTTCTATAATATGTACAGTGAGAATTATAATATGATTCTTAGAGGATACCAAGTAGGATTCCAAAAAATAAAATAACAAATGATCTCAGTAATTATCCCAACATATAAAAGTCCTGATATGCTTGATCTATGTTTAAGATCTGCAATTGAAGGACAACAAAACCAAAACCAAATCATAGTTGTAGTAGATGGGTTCTATAATCTAAATAAAGAAGTACTTGAAAAATGGTCGGAACATATTGATGTTTTAAACTTAGAACAAAATGTTGGACTGTGTAGGGGAACAAACTTAGGTGTTTATAATGCAAAACATGATAAAATACTCATAGTAAATGATGATAATGTTTTCCCCAAGAATTGGGATGTTATTCTTGAGTTAAATTGGAGTGATGGTGCATTAATTTCACCCAACCAAATCGAACCATACCCAAGTATGTTCTCTCAATTCCATATTAAAGATTTAGGTAAAAACATAAATGAATTCGAATTAGATAAATTTTGGGAATACGAAAAATCTATCTCAATAGAAAAACAAGATGGGTTTGGCTCAACATTACCTATATTCATGTCTAAACAAGATTATTTAAAAATGGGAGGATGGGATGAAAATTATGAATTAGGAATGGTAGCAGATTGGGATTTCTTTTTGAAGGCAGATTTAAACAACATATCCTTAATTAGATTATATAACCTACATTTTTATCATTTTGCCTCGGCTTCAACAAATGGAGAAGCAAGACAAAAAGCAGAAATTAATGGACACAACTATGCAAAATACAAATGGGGAAATTACATAAAACATGACTCAAAATCAAACAAAAAATTCTTATAAAACTTTCCTAAACACCCCACCACTCCCCCACGCATATATTGATACTAACGTACGCGGGGATATATAACATATTAGTACCATATACGTACGTACCACACCAAATAGTAATACGTACGTACGAAATAAGATCCGCGAGAGTCAAAAATTAACTACACATCTAATGTATTACCTAGCTCAACATCTTCAAATTTAACTTTAGCAGTAATTTTATTACCTAAAATATCAAATGAATATAACATCAATCCATTATCAGTTACTGATTTAACATTCATGCTTTTACCAAATATGCCTAATTCACTTACAGCAGCAGGTAAGTATTCATCTTCTTCAGGAGGTGAAAATTCAAATACTTTTTTCTTTTTCCAATATCCACCTATATTAACTGTGAATTGGATTTTTTCTGTTGCATTTTTAAATATATCTTTCATAACCTTTATTTTTATTTCTTATTATACTGTAATATACGAAAGAAATACTACATAGCCAAATACTGTGTAGCAATATATTCAACTTCTTCATTTAATAATCTTTCATACTGATCAGCTTCAGCAGCTTTATTAATGTCATCAATTGACCATCCTTCACCTGCCAATTTTACATTTTCATAAAGGGCAATATCTTGATTTGATCTATGGTACTCACATTGAAATGTATTTCCTAATTTACTATCAATACAAAATGATATTCTACCACCCATTTCATCATCAATGTTATAAGCATTGTACTTATTGATTAACATTTCTATTACTGATTTAGTGATTGTTTTTCTTAATTCCGTTTTAGTCATAACCTTTATTTTTATTTCTTATTATGCTATAATATACGAAACTATTTAGTTAAATCCAAATCCCTTAACACTATGATAAGCATATTGTTCTCCAACATAATTAACAAACACAAACTGATCCTCAGATACTAATGTTATAGAGCAACTATCTAAGCTACCATCCCAATTCTCAATTTTATCTTCAAACTCAATTAAAAATGAATACGATAACATTGATTTAGCTTTAGATATTATTTCATTTATAGTCATATAGTTTTTTTTGGCCCCCGAAAGCCTACACATTGGTAGGCTCGGATTTGGAAATATATTAATTATTAAGCAACAACTTCTACATCTTCTACTTTTGATTTTGGGCGTCCTAGAGGCATTTTACCTCCATTTGCTTTCTTTTTAGCTGCTAACTCTGCCAATCTAATTTGACGAGCTGAATTAGGATTTGAAGGGCGTCCTCTTTTAAGTGTACCATTTTTACGTTTTGCTTCGAGTTCCTTTAAACGTTTTTGTCTTTCTGAATTTGAATCAACTGGACGTCCTCTCTTCAATAATCCTTTTTTACGCTTTGCTTCCAATTCCTTCAAACGTTTTTGTCTTTCTGAAGTTGGATTAACTGGGCGACCTCTTTTAACTGTACTCTTAATTGCATTTTTCATAACCTTTATTTTTATTTTCTTATTATACTGTAATATACGAATTCTATTTTAATTTTAATATTCCTTTATTTAACATTTCATTTAATCTTTTAATAGTATTCTCCACTGTATCTCCTTCACATTCAGAAGCATTTTTAGCAAATTCCTCTAACGAATCAAATTCATTATCACAATATACTTCATCAGCAAACATTTGGGCATCACAAATTAATATTTCTTCATCAGTCATTAAATCCCAATTATCATAATCAGTTGAGTCTTCCTCCGCAAATCTATTATTAATTAATTCTAATTCTTTTTCTTTTACAAATTCTAATTTCATAACCTTTTTTTTTATTTTCTTATTATACTGTAATATACGAAATAGAGCTTGCGCTCCATTGTCCTTTATTAAAACATTGATTTCAATTTAACCATATCCAAATTGCTAATTAATCCAACACATTCTTCATCAATCAACTCATCAACATCAATTCCAAATTTCAACATTTGTTCTTTAAATTCTCTAAACCCTTTATAACCACCATCAATTGCCATTCCTAAGAATTTAACATCATCATAATCCAAAAAATCAACATCAGCATCAATACTACCATCTTTATTTTCATATAAACATACTTGATGTATAACATCTAATGTAATTGCATCATTTACTCCAACAGTAATACTGTGTTCAACATTGATCATCACTACTTTGCTTCCAATTTTCATAACCTTTTTTTTTATTTTTTCTTATACTGTAATATACGAACTTTGTTTTGATTCTTATATTCCTTTAGTATTTAGCTTTAGCTCTACCTCTTTGTTTCTCCTCCAACACCTTAAATTCCTCAATTCGAATTATTTGACTTACACCAATACCTTCCTTCTTCAATAACTGTATTAAACTTGAAACTGTATCACTTGATTTTCTAAATACTGTTTCTTTACCTTTCAAATCAAAAATTGCTCTAAAACTTAACTTCATAACCTAAATATTTATTTTTATTTCTTAATATGCTGGAATATACGAAAAGGAGCGCTCGGCTCCTATTCCTTTACTGTTCAATTATATCTACAATAGTATCCATTGCTAACTTATATCCAAATTGAATTGCCATTTGTGTTAGTATCATGTCAGAGCTACCTTGATTTGCTTTTGAAAACGCATCTAAGTTTTCCCTTGATCTTGGAGTTGCAACAATACTACGATTTAATTTGTTTAACTCTTTGCTGATAATTTCCTTTAATTCTGTAACTTTCATAACCATTATCTTTTTAAATTTATACTATAATATACGAAATTTATTTTGAGAATCTTATACCTCTATATCAGAAAAATCAACTCCAAACTCCTCAAAAAACAGATTATCTGCATATCTATTTACTTCATCCTCAATGGAATCTTTTTCCATTTCCTCTTCGGTATAGCCAAGCTCATTCATGGCTTGTTCTTTTAATTCCATGTAATAGTCTTCCGCACCACCACTTGCTTCTAATTGTTCTACAGGTGATAGTTCTTCTTCACTAATTATGTAGTTGATATAATCGGAACCCTTTGTCATAGGATCTTCATATACAAATAAACCTTGGTTGCGAATAACTTCAATCAGCCCATCTATAACTTCATCTGCCTGTTTATAATCCGCTCCTACTATTTGAATATTTTTCATAACCTTTTTTCTTTTATACTATAATATACGAATCATTTTTCGCTATCACTGTTCCCTTTGTGTTTTTTCTTACGTGTATATTTTTTCTTATTCTTATACACGTTTGGCCTTGTTGCCTGGTTTATTTCGTGTTGGGTAACTGTGATGCGTTTCATTTTTAGAATTGTATAAAGTCAATAGCAAATTCCCCTGTTGGTTTTCCATTGCGGGTGATTTCATAGTTAGGATCCATACCTGACATTGTTATATCATCTAATAACTCTGTTAATGTGTTGAATTTTTTCTTATAATACTGACAATCTAAACTATACATAACCTTTATCTTTTTTAATTATACTTTAATATACGAAATTTATCTTAACTCTCCTATACCTCTATTAGAGTGGGGTCTATAAATCCAGTTTCTATGGCTATTGATATAGCCAATCAATCATTAATAAACATATAATGAAAAGGACCAATGTTAACATAATTTTTCAAATTTAATATGCTTCAATATACGAAATTTATCTTGTAAAGCCAAATATAGTTTATCCAAGGACAACAATAGCCGGCACAAAATGGCCAACTTTTTTAAGATATGTATAAAACCTAACACATTTTCAATCTAGTTAGTGGAGGGACTGCACTTTGGCCTGTTTCGCACCTACGCCGTAGCAACCGTTAAAAACATGTTGTTCTATAATAAATATGTAATTTTTTTGTTTCTTTACCAAAGTTTATTAATCTTTTGTAATTTTTCTGCGTTTTTTCGCGTTTTTTTGTAGTTTTTGTATATACTTTTGAGGAGAGTTGAAGAGGTTTGGCACTCAACACAAAATTTCGGGACTCAACTCTCCCACCCCCCTATATCCACCACCCCATTTCCCCACATACCACTTAACTAACCTCATTAATACATTTGTTTTCCATACTTACCAATTATGTTATACACACTTGAATAATGTTTATCGGCAATCTTATACGAGTTTATATTATTTGCTTTATTCACCGTTTAATCAACTCATATTGGCGTTTATCTCGGTAATGTTTGTGATTTACATGGCAATGTTTAACATCCATCGGTAATGTTTGATATATCGGTGATGTTTGGTATCATCGGTAGTGTTTGTTATTCCATCGGTAATGTTTGTTATCCGCCTGGGTTTATTCATCCGTTATTTATCTCCAGGGTATTTGGTTAGATTCCTAGTGTCATGTTCAATGCTTCTTCTCTGTCTATTGCTTCTTCGATTGTTTCGAATGGGCCATATACTATTTCTATAGCAAATGGGTTGTTTTCAATTTCTTTGATATCTTCCTCCCCAGCTACATAAGCACTAGTACCATCAAATATTACATAATATTTTTCATTCATAACTTTATTTTTTAATATACTTTAATATACGAATAATTTTGATAGAATCCTAATCTTTTCTCAACTTTTTAATATTGGCCCTGGAATGAATATTTTGGCATCAACTGTAATTGACATAATTCCATTTCATATACTTCTATTCTAGAATCGTATATGTAATAAAAAATCATTTCACCCGTTTCCTTCTCTTCGAAAACATAAAAGGTTTCATCGCCACTACCATCTCCACGCTGTGTAATTTCTTCTTTAAATTTATACGGCTGTGATTCATTTTCCATTTCTAAATAAACTTCCCCTTCAAAGAAATTTAAAATATCCATGTCATTACTAACATCTAAACCATATCCCATTAAATCACTAAAATCTTTTAACGTCATCATATCTCTCATTTTTTAATATACTTTAATATACGAAAGAGAGCTTGCGCTCTCTATTCCTTTATTTGAATACATTTTTATATTCATCTTTCAGTTTCTGGATATCTCCTGTTGTGATTAATCCTACACATTTTTCATCAATCAAAGCATTAACATCTACTCCCATTTCATTCATTTGTGTTTTGAATTTTTGGAATTCTGTATAACCATCATCAATTTTAATTCCTAGGAATTCTATATCTGTGATGTCCATAAGATCAACATCAGCAACTATTTCACCTTCTTCTCCTTTTGATAGACATATTTGGTGAATAACTGTTGCTGTGATAGCATCATTTCCTACTGCAATTTGATGTTCTACATTCAACATCACTACTTTACTTGTAACTTTCATAACCTTTATCTTTTTAATTTATACTTTAATATACGAAATCTATTTTGATAATCCTATTCCTTTTACTTCTAAAATTTCTTTAGTGCAATCTTCCAATAACTGGATTATATTATACTTTCCTAAATTACCTTCATTATCTAGAGTGATTTGAGTATGAATAAACAATTCATGAATATCATCAAAAATAGCATCAGATTCTAGTTTCAATATTTTTCTTAAACTAAAGAATTTGTCCAAAAATTCATCAACTTCAATTTCACCATTATTTGAAGCTACTCTTAGTTTTTCAATTTCTTTTAAAATAATTTCTTTCATAACCTTTATTTTTTTAAATTTATACTTAAATATAAGAATAATTTTGTCAGGATCCTAGTCTTTTCTGGACTTTTTATATGCTTTAGATGGTATTCCAGGATTAGTTGTCAATTTAATTGTGATTGTATCTCCATTAACATCGACAACTTGAAACTCAGTAATTTGTTCTCCCCGCGGATCCGGAGACTCGACTCTCCCACACGATCCTAACGAAATTGAGGCTAATAAAACTGTAATAATTTTTCTTTTCATGATTATTGATTTATTTTTAATATACTTCAATATACGAAATCTATTTTACTTTTCTTTGTCCTCTAAGCAAATTTAACTTCTGTATTAATTACTTTAACTACCTTATCTGTACTATTGTTAAGCATGTCAATAACTCTTTGTTGGAATTGCTCTAATGTTTCTCCTTCCAATGTGTCAACTGGTAGTGATTTATTTCTATCCCATCTCATATTTCCATTCACAACATCATAATATTGAATGTTTCTAAGGGAATATGGTGTTCCGCTTGAACCCGTTCCACCAAACAATGTATACTTAATACTTCCATCAACTAATCTACAAATCAATGTTGACATATTACCCATTGTGTCTTTTAAATGTAAATGTAAAATCTTCTTATTCATAACCTTTATCTTTTTAATATGTTTTAATATACGAAATTTATTTTGAGTAACCAAATTTATTTTTGGACTCCTGCATTATATTCTAAAAGGATTAATTCGGCTTCTTCCCTACTAACCCAACCATCACCATCTACATCAGCAATATCACCAACATAGAATAAATCATCATACTGTTTTAAATCATCTAACTTCATAACCTTTATCTTTTTAATTTATATTTTAATATACGAAACCTATTTTGATAATTTTATTCCTCTAAAAAACATCTTCTCCCTCTAGTGCTTCTTTTAAAAAGGCCACTTGAGGTGAATCAAAATGTTGAACTAAAAATTGTCCATCTAAGGTAAAACAATATGAATACTCAATATCAGAATTTTGATCATCAAAATAAAGTGGAACTGTTTTATGTTGCATTGGCTCTTGTAATTTTTCTCCTCTATCTCTATGATATGCTACTGTTTCCTCTATTGTTTCCCCTAATGAAGAGATATCACCTAAAGCAATTAATTGCTCCATTTCCTCTCTTGTGTTGTAGTTTTCATATAATGTTTTTCCTACTTCATCAATATAACCATCAAAATGACAGTAAATAGATGATACACTTCCATCCTGATTCTCAATTGCAATATTTGATCTTGTTGCCATAATTTTTATTTTTTAATTAATTTTATAAATGTAGCCCCATCATAACCTGATCCTNACCATGTCATTCTATCCTCAAATGTTAACATATTTGCTAATGACTCTAATTCATCAATTGACATTCTATTAATTTGTTTTGCTGTATAATTCATAACCTTAATTTTTTATCTTTTAATATACGAAAGAGAGCTTGCGCTCTCTATTCCTTTACTTTTTTACCACATTAACATATTCTTTGCTTCACCCGGTAAATACCCGATTTGTCTACCTTCTTCTAAATAAACAATATCAGTTACCTCCTCGGTTTGTCTATTTTCAACTCCTGCTACTACAACTCCTCTAATGTCATATTCAAATGGCCAATTAGGTTGGGATGCAAAACGTACTTCCATGTTAGGATCTAAATACTCTAACTCCTCAATTAATTCTCTTACTGTCATAACCTTTATTTTTATTTTCTTTTATACTGTAATATACGAAAGAGCTCTTAATTAAGCACTTCCTCTATTTTAAATGCTGATTCAACTGGTCGTCTATACCCGCTAAACTGCATATTACCATTATCATATATTACACCTCCTTTACATACTAGGGCATGTTTGTTAACTAGCAATATATAAGTTCCTTTCTTAAATCGTTGCATAAACGTTTTAACTGTGTATGCTACTTTTTTATGTGTATAACTTTTATTAATTAATTTTCCTCCTACTTTAGGTGTATCACCAATGTGTTTTACTTTGATTTGTTTCCCACCATTATCACTAAATAAACTTAACTGTCCTTCAGGTTGAAATTCTAGAACTTCATTTTGTAAATCCTTCATTCTAAGATTACACTTTTTAGTTCCTTTACCACTCTTTCTTTCAAATCGTTCTGCTACAAATTCATGTGCTTGTTCGTAACTAACATCAAATGCATTAGAACAGGCTCTAACAAAACAATCATTTTTTTCACTACCTGCTAGCTTTGATTTACTTGTAACATCATAACCGCTTTTAAAAACTTTTTCACTTAACATAACTTTTATTTTTTTAATTTATACTATATTATACGAACTTTAACTCTAGAAACTTATTCCTTAATTAAAGTGTTTTATATAATTCATCATTAATTCCATCTAATACCCCTCGTGATTTGTTGAGTATTTCTCTAGTATCACTTTCAAAATTTAAATTATCTGGGTTTGATTGTAGGGCTTGGTTCATGTCTTTAACCATTTCCATTAAATCAACTATCATGTCATACCCTTCACCTAATGCATCTTTTACTTCTTCATTCATAACTTTTATTTTTTTAATTTATACTTTAATATACGAAAGATATTTTAAAAAGCCAAATTTATAATAGCTTGGCTAATTCTGTTTGTGCTGTCATAGTGACAAACTTTGTTTTTCCTCCAATGTGAAAATCTATAATTTCATCCATTTTGAGTGGTCGGTATTCTTTCCAATCATAGATTGTAAATACATCTCCATCCTCTGTTTCACAAACAAAATCAAAGTTTGTTTTGTCTTGTCCACTATTGTCTCCAAATTGTGGTTCACCTAAAGCATCAATGAGCTTTTGTGGTGTTGTTGTAATTGTTATATCATGGAAACTAGTTCCAGATGCTGATTTTTCTGTTAATTTTGCCATAATCTTAAATTTTAACCTTTTTATTATACTTTAATATACGAAAATTATTTTTGTTTTCTATGTCCTCTTTTAAAGAAAAAACGCCGAACTCTTTACAGAGCCCGGCGATAAAAGAAACGGTTATGAAGCGTTTGAAGTTGGGGTAGGATTCGAACCTACGGGCACCTAACTAACAGATACTCAAAACAAATCCACCTAGTATTAACTTGTTTTTTTCTCTATCACCCAACCTTCACTGCGTTTCTATGGTAGTGGCACCTTTACACGGCCAGCAGCTCTACTTGTGACGATTTTCTGTTTTGTTAATCAACTAACTCAAGTGCCATTTCAAACAACTCTTTATTTACTTTCAAGTCTTGATTGAAGTTCTTGATTTGACGTGCTTTACGTGTTTTACCTCCTGATAGGTATGTAAAATCACCTGTAATAATTTTTTCCTGTACTACATTAAACACACTCCACAAATCTGAACCTTTATCTTCATCACGAACAGGTTTGATTAGTTCTTTAAAATCAATTTTAAATACTTTAATTTGATCCTCAGTGAAACGTGTTGTGAGTGCTTTTTTAGCAAACTTAATTGCTTCTTTTTCTTCAATTTGTTTTTGTTTCATCTTGTTTAAAGATTCAACTGTTAAAGGTAAACGTTCAACCATTTCCTTGATACGTTCTTGTAATTCTTCAAATGTATAACCCATATGACGCATTTTTACATTTTCAAATTCCTCTGTTGAAACAACCAAACCATTCTCACAAACCATTCGAAACAATCCTGCTGTGAATGTAAATGAATTTTTCCCATCATGTGAATTGGTTAATAGGATTTGTGGAAATACTGTATCACCATCCTCACCATTAATTACAACGTCATTGTTTCTAAACACTAGTAAATGTTTTTGGAAACCAACACCTTTACGTGCTTTAACTTCTTTAGCATCAACAACACCCCAACCCAATTTTTCCATATCTTCAATTACAATTGAAGTTGGAATATGAGTGTACTTTTCTGAAGTTTCAGGTGAAGGTGTTGATGTGAAAATGCTTGGTGCGTTTTCTTTAATTTCACTAATTGTCAAAAAACCATCTTTACTTAAATCTAACATAACTTTTTAATTTTTAATTTTTAAAATAACTTTTCTTTCTTTTATACTATAATATACGAAATTTCTCCTGTGAATCCAAATTTTTAATTAACAAGAGCCCCTAAAAAGGGGCTCAAGTTGTTTGGTTATGAAAGTAATGTTTTATTCTTCTACACCTGTAATTTGTCCATAGGTGAGAGTTCTATTTGCTAAATGGAATGATAGACGTTGTGATACATTTCCATTTCTATTTTTAGTGAATTCCATATATGTTCCCCCACCATCTCTCACTGATTCTCTTCTCATTTCTAAGGTAGCGTCTGTCATATGTTTCAATTTGTTTGAACCTACAAACTCTCCACTTTTAGTCACTTGTTGGATTAGTAGAAATGAGGTGAATTTATTTTCCTTGTTATTTCCTTTATTTTGTTTTGTACAATTTTCAACTAACCATGATTCAGCAGTTTTTCTATCCCAACCATTATCATCTCTAACACCACCCATTACCTCGGCAATAGAATCAATTAAAATTAGATCAAAACCCATATCCATCACTTGTTCAACTACATCTTTAGTATTAAACTCTAAATAGTTAGATAAGAATAATGTTTTAACATTTTCGAATTGAGGGAAACGTTGTGTATATTTAAACATTTGTTTCTCTCCCATCTCACCTGAAATGAAGAGACATTTCCTTCCTGTTTTTTCTATTTTAGAAAGAATATCTAATAACACTGTTGTTTTTCCTACACCTGGATCTCCAATTGCCATAATGTTTGAGGCACATGGAATACCTTGTTCATGACTTAAAAATTCATCTACTGTTTTTGATCTTGTAGGCATTGATTCGAGCATTCTTTCATCAATGTTTAAATTACCTAATGTAGTAATGTTTTTAAAATCAATTAAACTTGGAATATGTTTAACATTTTGTTGTTTGCGAGGTCTTCCTCTTCTTTTTTTAACTTGCATAACCTTTATTTTTATCTTTTATTATACTTTAATATACGAAAGATTTCTTAAAAATCCAAACTTTAAAACTATCTCCAATTTCCATTTTTTAAACTCTCTTGAAAATATACTGAACCTGGTGTGTGATCATAATTGTCATGTCTGTGTTCTTCATGGTATGCTTTTCCATATGAACCAATCACATATAATCCAATCACAACTATCCAGGTCTTCCACCAATGTTTGGGATGAAATAGTAAATAGATGAGAATACCAAAAAATGCAAAAAACCCTAAAGCGTTGAAAAAATTTTTCATTTTAGTTGAATTTAGTTAAATATACTACTGTCTCAAATGCATCTTGTAAAGATAAGTTTGGATTTTTTTGTTGAAACCTAACTAAATTACAAAAGTCATTTATGCCACCAATTGGCTCTTTTTGTGTTACTATTCGTTTAACGTGTTGTTTTGTTAAACTTAATTTGTAAATATCATCTTGTGAAAACATAACCTTTATTTTTTTAATATGATTGAATATACGAAAGATATTTTGAGGAGACACTTCCTTTTTTAGAGATGTTTATTATTTTCTTAATAATCTCTCATTCTCACGTTCAATAAAATCCAATTTAACTTTTATAGCTGCTAGTTCTGCAGTAATGCCTGCTAGTTGGTTTTGACAAGATTCTTTATCTCCTTCTAGTTTTTCTACTCTCGTACGTAAATCATCTCGATACATATTTTGTTCGGTCATTGTGTCTTTTTCCTTTTCTCTTTTATTCCGAATTATGAATTCATAAAATTTCCATGCTCCAGCACCACCTGCAACAGATAGTGCTGTGATGATTATAGTTGTCATTTGTTCTGTCATTGTTTGAGTGATTTATGTAGTATTTCTAATTTTAACTTTACCAATATCCAGGTCCACATAAAAGAGTACCACAATGTTAAGGATAGATTCTTTACATCTACTAATGTAAGGGGTTCTGTGTCCATTGTCTGATAGATATTAACAATGTATCTTATGGTTGCAAATAAAGTTAAGATTAAATGATATCCAACAAAAACAGATAACCATTTAGTATTATACAAAAAAACAATCATTCCTGTACTACCAATAAGATAAGCAAAGTAAAGCCAATATGTGTAAGGTTGGCCTACCTCAGTCCAATAATCTAGTGTAGTCCACAAAACTTGATTGTTTAATACATCACTAATAACCCAAAAAAACAATAATGGTTGGAAATCAAAGTATAACAAGATTTCTTTAATTTTTTTAAAATATAATCTCATGGTTATAATTATCATGGGAAATCACTAAAAGTTAAAGTTGATACTAGGTCTTGATTGTAATGGTAAATAAAAGATGCAACCTATTCTGCATTTATATTTCTTTCATCTTTGATTTGGTTTAATTAAACGCTATCCATGTTAATATTCCAACAATCGCAATAAACATAGCCAGCCATAATACTGGCAATATGAGTCCTATTGTTATTAATAAAACTTTTTTTGCAACAACTTTTTCTCTACTTTTACGCATAACCTTTTTAATTTACTTTAATATACGAAAAATATTTTAAGAATCAAAACTTACACTAGGGTTTGATTTTAAAGGAATATAAAATGTTTGACCCACTGCAGAATTATATCTTTCCATTTGATTATTCTCTACAACTTCAAACCAGCATTTATCTTTTTCAACAGAGGTGAGTCTGGCTTTGTATGTTGGGGACATTGCTGTGTTTCCTATTTTTCCTATATTATTTTTTAGTTCTTGTATATATGTTTTTCTTTCTTCTAATGTAGGTAGGGGTGTTGGTTTTCCTGTTGCCATAATTTTTTTAATTTAAAATTACCTGGTTGCTGATTTTATAGAGCATATCCGTAAGTATAATGCTTTGTTGAAGTTTCCTTTGTATGACCACCATCTAATAGAATCACTTAGTTCGGGTCTAGGGAATGGTTTCTGTGTTGTAGTGTTATTGTTATTCATTACTTTACAATTTTAAATTTCTTACCTAACATTATTTGTAATTCATCCATTGTGTATTCTGGGATTACTCTGTTGTCTCTAATTCTCCCTTTTGAGTTTTCGTAATAAACTTCATTATTGCTTGAATCATATTCTCTTTTTATCCAATATCCATCTGAGTTTTCGGAATAGATTTGATTATTGCTTGAATCAAATTCTCTTTTTACCCAATATCCATCTGATTCTTCAGAATAGATTTCATTTCCGTTTGAGTCCTTAATTTCAAGTGGAAATTCTTTTACTTTTAATTGCTGTGCTATTGTTTTCATGACCTTATCTTTTTTACATCTTAAGTATACGAAAAATATTTTAAAAAAACAAACAGATTGGTGAGGACTTTCTTTATTCCCTTACTGCGCGGGCAACGGGGTGGTTCTCCTCGAGAGTTTGCAACCTCTCTTTACCTATCATACCAACAAGTTTTTAATCTGTCTGTCGTTATTAAATTTAATATACGAAGAATATTTTGGAAATCCAAATTTACGAATGTAATTTTCTCATCTTTTTATAATGTTCTCTACATACAGGAATATATGAGTCATTTCCACCTATCATAACCTTATCTCCATCAAATATAGGTGTTCCATCTTGTATTCTCATGTTCATAGTTGTGCGATCTCCATAAGTACATACTGTTTTGAGTTCTTGTATGTCATCTGATAATGTCATTAAGTATGTTGAGCCAATAAATGGTTCACCTCTAAAATCACTTCGTAACCCATACGCAATAACATCACAATGCATTTCATCTACAATATCAGTTAATTGCCATACTTGTTTTTTGGTTAAGAATTGAGATTCATCCACTAACACACAATTGACATCATTGTATTTGTCTTTTACTAGTTGATATAGGTCAGTTGTTTTTGAGAATGTTTCCGCTTCTCTTTTGAAGGGTGTACCTACCCTAGATGAGATAAAACCTTTACCAAACCTATCATCCATTCCTGATGTGATTAGTACTACTTTCTTTTCACGTTCTTCGTAGTTGTATGCTGTCTTTAGTAGATCCAAAGATTTACCAGAAGCCATTGTGGAGTATCTAAAATATAACTTTGCCATTTGTTTTTATCCAATCATTAATGCTGAAAGTAATCCTGCTAATTTGTATCCAGTAAATGCACCTAATGCAGTTGGAACTGGAAACATTATGAACTTACCTAGTGAGGTTACATATTTGGGACGGTTAATAACTTTACCTACATAAAAGTAGTATGTCATATATCCAATTAGTACTGCGATGTCAATTTGGTTGGCTATGAATACCACAATGATAGATCCTAAAAATCCATATGTAGCATTCTCGATGGCTGCTTGGATAATTTCTTGTTTTGGAGTTTCTCTATACTCTTTTTTTATTTTCTTTAAACTCATTGCTTTAATTGTTTTTTCTATAGTCTCTAATTACCGCAGCATTTTCATAATCTTCTACATCTGGATGTATAGCATATTTTTCTATATCCTCTAATAGTGCATCAAAATCACCTCCAAAATATTCTAATTGTTCTTGAAGGAATATTTTTTGAACCATCGGTAAATTTGAATTATAAATTTCAGGATGCATTTTATTTTTGTATAGTAATCTTGTATTATAATCTGTCATAACTTTAATTTGATAAAGGAAATTTAATTGTTGGGTGTGATTGATTTAAGAATGCGTTGCCATATAGATTGTTTTTCTTCATACGGTATCGGACTGCCATTTTTATCAACCATATTAATTGGAACTTTTTTCTCAATACAAAGCTTAATTGCATCTACTTGATTTTCATAACGAAACCACCATTCGGACTGATCTTTGTAATCTACTACCATATCAAAACTTATTAAGTAATTGTTTAATGGTATTGTAAAAGGCTTATCTGAAGTTATTCGTTCCTCTGCTTCAAATCCTTTCTTTGATTTAGCAAATGGGTCAACATCGCTTACTGCTCCCTGCACATATGGAGAAATCTTATACTTATTACTCAATTTATCTCCGTCAAATGTAAAACGGCATTGAGGTTCCATAAACTTGCTTAAAGTTCTATGTTGTTTATGAAAGTTTTTATCTCTTGTAAATGAAACACTTGATAAATTATCATCCGACATACCACTTTTTAAGTTAGAGTCTTTAAGTATGTTGACAGCATTTTCATATATAGTGTAGTGATATAGTATACCTACTTGTTTAGCTTCTCTCAGTAAATCTATTAATCGTATCATACTAATAAATATTAATCAATTTGATAATGGTGCTTTAATTGTTTTTCTATGTTTTTACTCATCTTTGTTTTGGTTTACAATTTCAATTAGTTTTCTAAGACAAGCTAGTTCTGCTTCTTCGTAAGTAGTGTAATAAACATCATTAGAATCTTTCAAAGCTCTAACCCATCCATTGCCCTCAAGAGATTTATATTCTCCAAAGATTAACCAGTAGAATTTTTGCGTGCCTATTTCAACACTATCTTCTACTTTAACTTCTGCCCACATATCCTTCTCTCTAAAAAAACTAAATGCTTGTTGGTATAGTGGTGCATAACATCCCCTTTCTCCAATAAAAGTCCCTTCAACCGTGTTAGCTTGTGAGTTTCTTTTAGGGTATTGAAGCATCCCGAAACTAAATTTAATCTCTCCTCCATTGTTATCATGGTAAGTTCCAACACAAGGTTCATCCAGCCCCAACTCTTTCAAAGCCAATGCTTCTTTGTGTGGTATAAATTCATTTTCCATCATTTTTGTTTTGGTTTACGAGCATATCTACTGTAACTATTATAACGAGAATAGGCATTATTATTACTACACCTATTGCATTTACGATATGCTCAATTATCTTAATCATCTTTGCTTTGGTTTAATCTTTCAATTTTAGATAGTAATTGCTCAATATAATCAATCAATTCATCCTTGGTAAATTCTTTTAATTCACTTCTTTGTTTGTTAGTTATATTCATCTTTGTTTTGGTTTATTTTATTCATCTTATCACAAACATTACAAACTAAGTAACCTGCCAATACTGCTGCTAGCTTTGGTCTGTGGTTTGTTTTTTTCTCACACCTTTCGCAGTATAATTCTTTTGGATATTCTTTACTCATCTTTGTTTTCTTCTACAATTTCAATTAGTTTTCTAAGACAAGCTAATTCTGCTTCCTCATAGGTTAACCACCAATCAATTGATTGCCAAACCTCAACTTTATTAAATTCAGATACTTCAAACCAACTATGTCGATATATAAACCTAGATTCTTCTTGTTCCCAATGAGGTTTTATATGAGGGTTTAGCCCATACTTATCTCTAAACCATCTAAATGCTTGTTGGTATAGTGGTGCTTTAATAGCCCATGTTGAGTTATTTGGGTTGCCTCCTTGCCAACTTGCTGTACTTAAAATTTTATCATCTTTAACATAGTAGCCTAGACAAACCTCATCAAACCCCAACTCTTTTAAAGCTAATGCTTCTTCATAAGGAATGAACTCCTTTTTCATCATCTTTATTTTGGTTTTGTTCTTTTAATAAAAAATTTCTATGTCTTAATTCATGCACTATATCAGTACCTACCCACCATATTACTGATGTTATTAGTAATCCTATAATAACAATAACTGTTAAAAATACTAAAAATCCTTCCTGTGTCATACTAATGTAATTTTATGTTTTTTAATATAAGACTGTTACAAACCCTTTGAATAGATACATTTTGTCTGATAGTGGTGATCGGGTAACTAATCTCCAAACATATACATCGCATGGTACTAAATTATATCCCCCATAAGTTCCATCCCAACTAGCACCTGGATCATAAGATTCCCAAACTATTTCACCATTCCTATTATAAACTGTTAAATGGTACCTATAAATGTTAATACCATGTGTGTATACTTTCCAAGTATTGTTATTTAATTTTCCATCTGGTGTAAAGGCATTGGGGGCGTAGATGGTAATATCATCTTGGAATTGAATTGTATCATAATCTACAGGTACTGCTCCAGTTGTATCAGTTTGAGAGAATAATGACGTAGGCAATACCAATAGTAATAAGGTTAATATTTTATTTTTCATATTTCTGTTTTAAATATTCATCCCATTGCTCTTGTTTTCTTCCGTTGATGAAGAACCACCCTAAATTAATTTCAAACCATTTAATCATCTTTGTTTTGGTTTAATTTATAATACATACTTCAACCCAACCTTTTTCAGAATGTTCTGCTTCTGCGTCTAAACCTTGATTTTTTAATCTCTGTTCAAGTTTACATGCTGCATTCCAAAGTCCTTCTTCAGGTATTTCATCATGTTCATCATCATAACAAACATCTCCTCTACATTCATAGAATTCATTTTCTTCATTATACTCAAAAGTATATCCATCTATTGTTTCTTTCTTATTCATCTTTGTTTTGTTATTAATTTGTAACCACCATCAATTGATTCAATATCTCTTACAACTAACCCTTTAAACTCCTCACTGAAATATTCCATTTCAGCTCCTACTTCAATGTATGGTCCTCCACTTGGATCTACCATATTGATTTTATTCTTTACAGATCCTACTAACATTACATACTTTCTCATCTTATGATCTGTATCATGCCAATGCTCATATAGCTTTGCTTTGAAATCTTCTAACGTCATGCAATGATCATTGTAGCATTCATCATCTAAGTACTGATTGTACGCTTTTGTGTAATGGTTAGGCATTCCGAATCTGCACCATTCAAATGATCCTTCCCATAAGATGTTATTGTCTTCATCTAATGTGAAAGTGTAAGTATCGTTGTATCTGTTTACGTATTCCATCTTACTCTGATTTAAAGGTTTCGTTATAAAATTCTGTTGGATTCAATAAACACCCACCCATTACTGCTTGGGCGTATTCATTCGCAAAATCAATCATCTGCTCCTTCTCCATTTCTTTGGCTTGTTCAAATACTGATTTAATATCTTTTGCTAATATTCTTTGATAGAACCATTCTAGTGCTGTCTGTTTCATTTCTTTGGCTAGTTGATTAATTTAACTCCCGTTTTGTCCAGCCAATCTCTAAATTCTTGTTTGCTACAGAGGCGAACGGTGATGCCTTTTATTCCAAAGTCTTTAGGCGAAAAGTGGTGTTCAATATGGTTGAAACCTCCTCTGTTTTCAATCAGTTTTTTGATATACATATACTTTGATCCATCAATGGTGATGCTATCACCATCCAGTAAGTCTACTGCTGTTTTCATTGTTCTTGTAATTGAACTAACTTTTTCTCTACTTTTACTCATAACCTTTTTAATTTACTTTAATATACGAAGAATGTTTTAGAAATCCAAATTTAATCCCACCATTTTTCAATATTTTGTTCCATTATTTTGAAAAGCATCTTTCTAGCTCTATTATGATTAATATGACCAATGTTCATCGCAATTCTTTGTTTATCTTCTTGTTTAAAAGATATAGGTTGAAATGGGCCTTCACCTGCTAGAACTCTTTTATATACCAATGGATATTTCTTAAAATAATCATCAAAGTTTTCTTCGAGTTGTTTAGATTCCCATGTTGAATACCCTGGTTTATCTGGGATGTCTTCAAACCAATGTTTGGATATATGATAATCTGAATATTCTGATGAGTAGTGTTCATCTTGGATTAATTTCATTAATCGAACACAAGTCATCATTACTTCAGCATCCCTTTTTGATTGGGTATGGATGTCTCGGCCTCCGATATATTTGGATTGGGCTTTGAGTTTATGTTTTAGGATTTCAAAGATATAATGACTATCCCAATTACGATCTCTCCAAATAATAGGGAACCAATATATCAGATTTTTAATACCTCTCTTAAATTCAAGATGAAAATATTTACCATCATGTCTCCACCAAAATGAAATATAATCTATCTTTCTTCTTAGCCAAGAACGAGATTCTCTTTCGTCTCGCCATTGATCAAACATATCTTTTTCTGGTTCCATAACTTTTATTTTTATACGTTAAATATACGAAAGATATTTTAGGAAGCCAAATATTATCTATTATTTTAGAATTGTAACATGCCCATTATGCATATGACGTTTATCTGTATGTAATTCTTTAAAATCAATTTGCCAGACATAAACCCCATCTTGTACAATTTCTCCACCATAAGTTCCATCCCATCCAATATTAGCATTATAAGATTCGAATATAATTTCTCCCCATCTATTAAAAATCATTAAGTGGAAATCATAAGGATCGAAACCTGATTCAAATATTGGTTGGAAAGTTTCATTGAATTGGTCTCCATCAGGTGTGAATGCGTTAGGGATGTAGAATAAGATAATTCCTTTTACATTCATGTACAATGTGACACTATCAATACATCCTAGGTAGTTGTATGCTTTTAACTCAACTGGATAGAAAATATCACCTATTTCGTTCGGGAAGAAATGGATTGGGTTAACTGCGTCTGTTTCTTCTGTTCCATCACCAAAATTCCAAATATAATCAGTAGCAAGAATAGAGTTGTTTATGAAATGAACCTCAGTATCATTTGTGAATACCGAAGGCGGGTTCATTGAGAATGAAGCAATTGGTTGATCTTCAACAGTAATATAGTTAATAATAGTTGAAGTATTCTCACAACCATTAATATCAATCACATTAACCATTACATCAAAAGTACCAGCATATAAATAAGTATGGGAAACTGTTGTTATAGTCGAACCAATAATAACATCCCCATCACCAAAAAACCAATCAGTAGATGCAAGTTCTACATCAGAAACAATTGAGAAATCGACATCAAAAGGTGAACATCCAACTAAACTATCACCAGTAAAACTAATATTAGGTAATGGATGTACTACAATATCAAGACTATCACTAGACACACAACCGAATTCATTTGTTACTGTAACAACATATGTTGTAGTCCCTAAAGATGGAGTGAATTCAACTCCATCAAATATACCTGCAGGTGTCCAAACATATACCCCAGGATCACCTGATGCTGTTACTGTAGTGGATTCGCCGTTACAAATAGATTGATCTGGTCCTGCATCAACAACTGCTGGTGAGGCTATGATGGATATTGTAAATTCAGATACATCATCAATACAAGGTGGAGTTCCAATAACGGTATATTCAAATACGTAATCACCAGATGCAATCACACCATCAATAGTAAGAATTCCAGTTAAAGTATTGAAGGCTCCACCAGTTGGTGTCACTTCCGACCAAAATCCTCCAGCATCGTGTCCTATTAGTAGAGTGTTTAAGTCAAAAGACAGCCCTACTAAATTACAGATGACACCATCCCCATCTAAACCTGCAGTTGGTTGATCGTAAACAGTAATTGTGTGTAATGACGTGTCATTTTCACAAAGAAGACCTCCTAAAGCGATGTGACGGATCACATACTCACCAGCAGGAACGTCAGTAGGATCGAATTCTAAAGTTACAGGGTCAAAAGCTCCACCAGTTGGTGTTACTTCTTCCCACATTGATCCTTCAGCGATGTACATAGTATCAACTAAGAATGTTTCAAGGTCAGCAATATCTAAACCTGAATTACAGATTTCGAATCCAGTGGAATCAAGACCAGCACTGATTTCGATGAACTCGATGATGATTGGCTCAACATCATAACATCCACCACTAGGGTCACCCATTAGGATCCATGCTTCATCATCAGGTCCAATTTCTGTCCCTGGAGGTAAGATATCAGTTGGATCCATCATACTATCTGGAAATTCAGAATAGAATTCAACGAATGTATCAGGAATACCTTCTGTATCTGTAAATACTAAATCGTCAAGATTGAAAGTACCACATTGTGGTCCTGGATCTGTTAATTCGAGATTTGGTCCTACACCGGTTGCAACAACCACCACTTCTCTTGTTATTGGTAATACAAAACAATCACCCATTGGTTCTCCAGTTACAACGTAATGCGTTGTTCCACCCGGAGTTACTGTAATTGTTGGTCCTGTACCAACTTCTTCACCAGTCAAATCATTCGTCCAAGTCCAAGTATAAGCATCTAGCATTGGACCAGTTATACTCAAATCAACAGAGCCCGCACATTCAGCATAAAGCGTATCTGGTTCTGGCTCTTCATAACATAGAGCATAAGGATCAGCGCCGTCGTAATCTAAATAGTACTGAGCAGTTAAAGCTTCTTCTAATTCAGCTTCAGACATGATGATTACAAATTCAAATTCCGAAATTTCACCAGGTGCTAAAGTAACATCGCGGTGAGCAATAGCGATTGCCTGATCAGCAAATGCAGTAGATCCAACAATACCAATCATCGGTCCTGTTCCGTCATAAACATCTGAACCGTCAGTTACGAAGAAACTACCACGTGCAACACGAATGTCGTCACCGATACCACCATATCCTAAATAGTTATCCCAAGCAGATGACTGCGTTGCAGTAACCAACGCTTTTGGACAAAATGGAGTTGGCTGAGCAACTACTGTATTTGTCGTACCGAATCCCCATCCAATAAACTGGTTGTTATCCGGGTCAGCAGAGTAATAAAAATAGATATTGTTAATTGGAGAACCAGTTGTGTTCTCTAACGTAACAGCCATTCGGTAATACACTTTTGTAGTATCGATGATGTAAGTAACATCCATATCGATTCCAGACTGCGTGCCGCTCCAAGTAACTGACTTACACTTTCCGTATACGTTGTAATCAGAAAGGCCGTAAGAAGTAATTGAAGAACCTGCTGCAGAACTATTCCAAGTTGTTGTTCCATCAATTTCGATTCCAATTCTGTTTTCTGGAGATCCTGGCATGTAGAATCCACCATCATATCCTTCAGCAGGATCAGCAGTATCCCATGGGTCGGATTCATCCGGGTTTGCTACATAACAAAGTCTTGCAGGACCAGCTACCCAATGCGTAGGGAATGGAGGCAAAGCAGCCGAACCTGGGTAACCGTTTTGATGTAGCCCAATTTCGATATTGTTACCCATAAGGAAACAATCCGTACCTACCATCTGAGCATTGGCCGATGTAATGTTTAATATAAATAAATAAAGTAAAAGTGTAAATTTTTTCATTGGTATTAATGTGGTTTAGTTAAACAATTTAGATAATTTTGCATCTTAGCAACTGTACGGTCTGATTCTGGGATATATTCTAGATGCAATTGTATTTGCATATATCCTTCTGAATAAAACACTTCATTGCTGATCAAATTAGCAGTCACATAAGAGGTAAGCAGATAAATTGCTTCTTGCTCATCCGCGAAATCCAGGTGAGAAATGTCTACATAATAGTATCGTTGTATTGGTATAGACGGTATAGTTATTCTATAGTTTGTATCTATACTAGCAACTGCTAGAGGAGGAGTTTTAACCGGTATACTATACGAGTTAAATGTGATTAAGATTGGGAGGATTAAAAATAATAAGCGTTTCATATCTGTTTTTTAGTGTTTACTATATTAAAAAAATCCCTAGCAGTTCCAATTGATCAGATTGACTTACTAGGGGGCGTTACTAATTATAAGGTTGTTTATAGAGGTAACGTCTCACACCTATAAAGCAAATCCTATTTCCCAATAACGAGAACTCCTAGACGAGTGGGCAGATCTTACGGGATGCATCCCAGGAGGGTTGGTCTATGATTATCTCATCATAGGGTTGGTTTATTATAAATATTTTAATGTTCTAAAACTATTTCTTCAAAATCAACATCTTCAATTGTTTCACAAAATATAAAATGAGAATCTGTTTTTAGGACATGATCTGCCCCACACCATTCTTTGAATAGGTTAAGTTTATTTCTATTTAAAACATTGTTTTTTGTAAAAAGGTATATATGAACCTTTCTTAAAATAAGGTATGATTTTCCACTAGAAAAATATACTTCTTTAAGTATCATAAAAACTTTATTTTTTATTTTTGTTTTTTAAATCTTTTAATGTAGAAACAAACCCATATATAAAAGCTAATATAAAAACCAATAAAGTTATAGGCCAAAACATAGCTATAATACTTCTTTCTATCCAATTAAGGGAAGATTGGTTTTTAATTTGGGAATTCAACAACTCAAATAAAGTAATAAAAATTAACCCAACAAAAATATAATATATAATATATGATTTAAACATAACATTTTTCAAAACTTTTAGACCCAAAATATCCCCTTATAATCAATTTAACTTGTTTATCATTTACAAGAGGCTTTCCATCATCCCAATTAGAAGAAAAAAAAGGTAAACCTTTTTTTAAACCTGCAAATACTTCTGCTCTATCATTTAAAAGATAAAATTCTTTTTCCTTGGGAATATATAACTTTTTTTTCATTATTAAAAACCATAAGAAGGATCAAAACCATTATCTTTAAGGTTTTGAGGTTCCTTTTCATCCAAATCAAATTCCTCAGAATTATCATTATACCATTCATCCTCTTCCTCAACATATTCTTCAACTTCATCTTCAATCTCTTTGTATTCTGGGAGGAGTCCTATTCTTTCGATTAGATGCCATACTCTATCTTTCCAAAGATCTAGCTTCACACCTTCAATTTTTTCATCACCTTTTACTCCGTTTTCGGTTAATTCGGTTAGATCAACTAAAAGTTTACCACTTAAGTAATCAAATTCTTCTAAATTTGTTACTCCATCTTTAAACATGTTTTTAAGAGTTAAAAACTGGTTTGTAATTGGAAATTTTGTATTTATCATAACTTTTATTTTTTAAATTTATACCTTAATATACGAAAGCTTCCTTAGGAAGCCAAGCATTTTACTTAAGGTATTTTGAAAGAATAGCATTAAAATCTTCTATATCTTCTATGCTACGGTCTGGAAGTAGTGTTAAGGGTGGGAATTCTACTTCCACATCATATTTTTTTAGAATACCCATTATTTTTTCTAGATATGGTTCACTTGGGTTCCCTTTTTGAATAAAATCTGCTACAACATATTTATCAGACTGTTCAAATTCTTCATCTGGGATATCAGAATTTTCAATAGCCTTTGCTATAATATGTTTTCTAGTAGTTAGAGGATAAGGAGATTCATTTAAAGGTAAAGATGTATCTTTTCTACGTACCATACCTTCTTTCCCATTTGGTTTAATAACAGTAAGAGTAGGTCCACCATCATCCTTAACAACTTTTACTCTACTCCCCTTCCATATAACATATTTTTCTTCAGAAAGAGCTTTTTTTAACTCTTCTCTAATAATTTGCTTTAATTCTGATTTTTTCATATTATCTTACTTATGATTTCTTTTGAAATCTGCAGATAGATTTTTGATTTTGGTAGCAGCAGATCTACATCTACCTTTAGCAGCAGATGATGTTTTATCAATTTCTGCTTCAATCAACAATACTTGTTCTTTAATTGCTTCTAGTAATTCTTTTGTATCCATTTTGTTTTATTTTATTTTATTTTATTTTATCAAATTGATCGGAAGTTAGAACATCAAACTCATAATCTTCAAAATCACCACCATCATAAAGTATAGCTGATACTGCTCTAGCAATGTCATCTCTTAATTCGGGTGAACCATTTTCCGCACCTAAACCTTGAACAGCTTTGACATATTCCATAAATACCTCTTTTGTTTCACCTTTAGCAGAGGAGAAATCTATAATATTTCCCTCATCATCTAATACCGTGTCATTCCCTACTTCTTTTTCACCTTGTGCCCATTCTGGCCAAAGTTCTTCAGGTGAAACATTTTCTTTCAATAATCTACCTTCAGTTAAATATTTTTTTAAATCGAAATTGTCCATTTTTATTTTATTTTATTTTACATTCTTTTTCTAAAAAATTCTCTTAATTCTTCCTCTTCATTTGTTGGAAGAACAAATTCATAATCATCCATTGATAATACTCTACCTTCACTAGACATTTCAATAATATTATCTGCTAGTTCATGAAGATCCATATCATTCTTAGCATCTTCCCTAGCATATTCTAATAAACGAATAAACAAAGGAACATCTAACTTAATTACATCTTTTGGATTTGTCATATATTTTATTTATAAATATTAATAATTAATGTAATATCCCAATTTCTTTCATTACTTCTTTCATATGACGGCATTTTCTATCTTTTGCTCTATACTGTCCACTACAAGTACATTTAACTTTAAAATCACTAACTTGAGTAACTGTATAAAAATGTCCTGGATCAGATTTAGATTCAAATTTCCATTCTTTCTTTTCTGGTTTTGGAAGTGGTTTTGAAGCTTTTTTCCATTTAATATCATTTAAAGTAGTTTCAGGTACTACCTTTTGCCAAGAAGGTACAATATATTTTTGTCCTTTTTGGTTTGTAAATAAACTAGGTGGTAAAACAGGATGTTCATAAACATATTTAAATACTCTTACATTAATGAAACTACCAAACCCTTTAGGATTGATTCCAAACGATTTCCCATCAGGGCGATAAAGAATCCTACTTCTTTTCGCTCCATATTTATTTTTGTGTGTAAATTCCCAAAGCATAACCTTCTTTTTTATACATTAAATATACGAAAGATTTTCTAGGAATCCAAATTTAAGATATAGTAAGAGTATATTCTCCTGTTCCTCTCAAATAATAATCAGTGCCAGTAACAGCAGAATCAGGCGTGTATTTAAACGAAGAAACACCTTCTGGTACCACTACTGATGCTATGTAAGAGGATGTAACTAATGTCATGGAAGAAGAAACAACATATGTACCCTCACAGTTAGTAGGAATAGAAGAATCATAAACCCCACTATTGTTTCTTACAGACTCTAAAACAAAATATGAGGATCCTGAAGGGTTAGTAAATGCAAAAGTTTTTAACCCAGATAGATCTTCTCCTAATGATCCTGAGTTTTTTAGTTGGGATGGTGTATATGTTGCCATTTTATTCTTGTTCTTTTAAATAATTTAATGCTTTAACAACCTCTGAACACTTTTCATATAATTCATGTCTTTCTAGGATTGGAAGTTGTTTTTGTAAAGTACTTAAGAAATCTTTTCTGTCAATTGTAATATCGTAAACACTTCCTTCTTCTAAAATTGTCACACTTAAAACATGTAAGTGCCTTTTCTTACCTTTAAGATTCTTCAAAATCACATCAACTAAAGCATTAGATACTCTTTCATCTTGATTAGATATAAGATCTTCAAATTCATCACTATTATTTAGTATAAGGTCTAAAGCCATATTAAAATAAATTTAAAAATTTAGGGTTAATTTCTTTTGTTCTTAACTTTTCCTTTCTCTCATCATCTTTCAACATTTTAGTAGCTAGTTTCTCTAAATGTTTAGATTTTTGATTATTGAAGTCTTTAGTTATTTTGTTATGTTTTTTATTTTTCATCGGTTATAAATATTAAACATTCTTACTAACCAATGAATATGGATCATCATCTTCATTATCATAAAAACCTAACTCTCTCAATCTTTTAATATGATAGTCATCTAACTGCATCTGGTCTCCTTGTATTTTCTGAGTTGTTTGGTGGGATTCTAGCTTGTCAACTTCAGTCTCATTAAATATTTGCCCATAATATAAGAAATAACAATTATAACATACAAGTGAAGCATTGTTGTTACCCCAATTAGTTGATTTACCATCTTTAAAATGGAGTATCAATGGTATCTTGTTATCTAAAACACGTCTCTCATGGAAACCACATGAATGACACTCCTCCTTCCATAACCCTTCCTCCACCATCCTATGTTTTAATTTCTTAGGGGAAAAATGCGAAGCATCTATCCTACCTTCAATTATATCAAGTATAGGGGGATCTTTCCTCTTAAAATTTCCTCCGTTTGCAGCAAATTTTGGAATACCCTTACCAGATTGGTTTTTATGTAACTCAAATAACGTCTTACCAGTAGCTTCATCCGTATATTTCTTCATCCAGTCCTTCAAATGCCAATAANAACAATTCAAATATCGAGCAGCCGCTCTAACCGATTTTGTCTTATCCATCGCATCTAGGATTTGGCCTTTTGTATAGGGTTTTGGTGCTGGCATGTTATTGAGGGTTTAGTTTTTAATTTTCAATAAAATTTTATAGAGTTGTTTTGGGGTATTTACAACAAATTCTTTACCATCCTCACTCAATTTTAATGTCAATTTCTCCCCATTTTCTTTTTCTTGTGAAACTAACAACCACCATATTATAATTTGGGCTTTAACCTCCCCATAATATTTATATATAAAACTCTCCAAAAGTTGATTATAAGAATCTTCATATACTGTTAAATCAACTCCATACTCTAACATTTGTAGTGTACGGTTATCTAACTCAACTAATCTCTCCAATAACCCACAAAAAAAACTCTCCTCTTTTTTTCTTTTTGAAGCAGGGCTTTCTTCAATCTTCATCCCACCACCCATATAATCAGTGAGTGTTTTAGATATTTTATTTTCACTTTTTTTCAACTCTAAACAGTTTTTTAAATTCATCTACATTTAATTTTTTTACCAGAGAAAAATATTTGATGGCAGAATCTTTATCTTTAGCTTCTACGGTCCCGATTATTTCTTTTTTATTATCTGATTTGATATAAAATATATAATTTTCCATCTTTTAATATAATATACGAAAAAAAATTCTTATTTCCAAAAAACTTGTATAAAAACTAATAAAGTGGCTAAAATTAAAGATACTAATGTTTTAAGGTTTATTCCTTCCTTAAAAAACATTCCCACTAATATCGCATATATAACTATCCCACATCCAAACCCAATAAAACGAACAGGCCACATCACTCCATCAAAATATTGAGTTGTGTATCTAGTTCCCCAAATGTATAAGTAAGAAATAGGTATTCCAAATATAGCTAATATTAGAGTATTTTTTTGGAACCATCCCCATAAAAATTGTCCATTAAGTTGGAACCATGTTACAAAATGGGCTAGTAAGAAATAGGTGAGGCCTAATATTAAATTTTTCATAATCTGGTATATATGTATTTAGGTAGTGGTGGGGTGTTTAGGAAAGTTTTATAAGAATTTTTTGTTTGATTTTGAGTCATGTTTTATGTAATTTCCCCATTTGTATTTTGCATAGTTGTGTCCATTAATTTCTGCTTTTTGTCTTGCTTCTCCATTTGTTGAAGCCGAGGCAAAATGATAAAAATGTAGGTTATATAATCTAATTA